CTCCAACGCTTGTCACGCTGAATGTCGATACGATCATCACGGCAATCACGGCAGGCATAAGGGTCAACTGCATTTCGTGCAACACGCTTTGTTATCAGGTTTACGCTGACAGGGATTGCACACCAAACGCACGGCTTAAAAATGTGTTCAGGATTATCTTTTGGAACAGTCATGTTTTGTCCTTACTTAGTAAGAAACATCTAACCACAACTACAGCGGAAACACCTAATTCATGTGAGCAATAAGTGTGTTGAGCTTCAAAGTCTGCTCATTCAACCGCACCAGAATCCTGCCACGCAACACAGGTTCATCACGCAGGCTCGCAATCAACTCCGCCAACTCCCTGACATGAGCCGAAAGAATGTTAACTTGCTTTAGCAGCTCCAGTGATTCCATCGGCCTTCCCTTTGATTGCTTCAAGAATAGCAGTAGGTGCTTTACCTTGTTTCGCCTCATTGTATAGAGATCGCAGGCCTTCAATGTCATTGATATTATCTAAAGCACTTCCCCAGTTTCGTGCAGGTACAGGTTCATTGAGCCTGTTCACTTTGCTCATCTCGCTGGCACTAGGTCGTTTACCTTTAGGACTGAACTCTCCGCCAAGTAATGAGATTGCCCTGGCGATTGCACTGGTAGAGCAGTTTTCGACAAACGAAGTTTTGTTTACAGGTGAACTTCCTAAGCGTTCTTCAGCGTAGTCAACTGTCACAGGATCAACATCCTCCCTGTTTAGATACACCTCGGCTTTAAACACTACCTGCTCAGGTGCGAATGAGACGAGCTCGATGTTTAGTCTGCCGTTCGGGTATCTCTGCCAGAACAGGTCGATTCGTTCTTGTGCAGTTTGGTATTGTGAAAGGTCAAACATCGCCATTAGTTATCACTCCAAGTTACGCTCATGTTTTTTTCTAACCAAATCCACTGCCCTAAACCAGTCACAGTCACACCAACACAGTCATTTTGTAGAATTTGAATGCCTGAACAAATGCCAGAGATTTCTGTTGACTTTGTTTTCTCATTACGAATAACTATGGCAATCTTGTTGCCGACAGTTAAACCTTTTACATCACTTATTTTCATTTTTATTTCGCTTTCTTTATTGTTAGGAATGGAGCGTTACCTGCTCGCTGAGATAATGTGACAACAACCTGACCGTCAATGCAACCATTCTTTGCACCATTCAACGCACTGATAACCCGAGATTTCATTTCACGCAAATGCGTTTCAGCAGACTCAAAATCTGTTTGAGCGTTCATCAACTCGACACCAAGAGTTCCAAGCTCTTCATCACGAGACTCAATACCAGGAGAGAGTTGCCGAATAGTCTCATAAGTTGACTCACTGCCATCCCAATCGGGTTGAATGTTGTCGAGAACATAAGATCTAAACTTTGTTACAGCCTGCAAGATTGCAGCGAACTCGAAGTCATCCCAAACAAGTTCATATTCTTTATATCTACCTGCATTGACTACAGCAAAAACTGCTTTCTTCAAATCAAAAACATACATGTACCAAAACACTTGAGCCTTATAGTGTTCAGGAATGCTATCCCAATATGTTGCAGTGTGTTTAATTTCAAGCACATAACCGTTGCCCTCATCATCTAAACAAATAGCGTCAGGGTTAGCATGCATCCAGTCGTACTGTTTGGAAGCATAAGTCCCAACCTCTTCAACAACATGCTTCGGATGTGATTCAATGTAGAGCTGACGGATAGCAGGTTCAACAAGTGTTCCTAATCTCATCGCAGTGTTAGGTGTAACTGAGCGTTGAATCTTGCCTGTTTTCTCTGCCCAAAGAGTTACTGCTGATGTCCATGGTGAGAGTCCTAGGATTGTGCCGATTTCGCTGCCTGAAATAACGCCTTCACGGTTACGAAGTTCATACCATTCAGGGGATTGATTCTCAAAGTTGCCGAGATGAGTTTGTTCGTCGAGTATTTGCTGAATTTTAGGGTTAGTCATAACTAAACTCTAAACATGGCCACTGACATGCAACTAAATCGCATCACCTTAGATCTACACGAAGCAATAACAGATTTAGGTGGCGTGGAATGTGAGAAAGTTCCTGAAATCTTTTTCCCAGACGACATCGGTGCACTCGGGGACTCTAAGCTACGGAATCAGGCTATTGTTACGGCTCGAGAGATTTGCATGGAATGCCCTGTGATGGATAAGTGCCTAAAAGTTGGCATGTATGAGGAATCAGGGATTTGGGGAGGCACAACACCTCAACAACGCCAAAAACTAAGACGGTATGAGCAAGATTAGGGTCAAAAACGCTTTCAAACGGCCTGTACGAGCCTTTTACGCCTTTTTAGCGGCCTCTGCCTGTTCAGCCTTTTGAATTGCGTCATTAGCACCTTTAGCGACATCTGCTCTAGAAACTTTGCCTGTAGTGGCGATAGCGTAACCGATAGCAGCAACAACTGAAAGCATCAGCGTTCCCCAAGCAACTAAAACACCGTTTATCCATGAACCTGTTAACGCTGCACCAACACCAGCCGAACCGCCCAAAATAAACAGGAAGATACCAATTCCACGCCAAACCAGTTCAGATAGCACACCGACAACAGCTTTGAATCTGTCAAGAATAATACGCATTATTTACCTGTGTTTTCTAGGATGTGTTTCAATGGATCAACTAACTGCTCATAGGCACAAAGGTGTATTGCAGGATTACTCCAAGACTTGTTAGCCTTACCAATAGACAAATGAAGATGAGCTCCAGTCGAAAATGTTCCGCTAGGCGTGTTCTTTCCACCACCAACTAAACCAATAACAGTCTTGCCACCAACAACCTTGTCATCCTTCTTCAGCTCTGACTGTTTAGCCAGGTGAGCATAAAGCACGAAGTGTCCATCTTTAGCAGAATGAACGACAATCCAGCCAAGCCCATCAGTCCATTCGTTTAGAAAAACTGTGCCGTCAGTTATAGCGTGAATAGGTGACTTCTCTGCAGGATGCCAGTCTTGACCTCTATGCGGTCTACCGTTCCTATATGGTGCTAGATTGCCGAACTCATCGCCACGAAGTTTAGGGGAAAAAGGTTCAAAATAGATTGCTGTCATAAAGCAATTCTATCAAAACAAGTTTTACGCTAAATTATCTATCTGTGCTTGAACCGCAACGATAGCAGACTTGATAATCGCAATGTTCGCTGTCAAACGATCTACTTCATCAGAATTACCAATAGCTTCAGCAACAGTTCTTGCTTCTTCATTACTCCAGCCTTCAATATTCAACTGCTCTAAACGAGAGTTTAGAGTTTGTAGCTTGTATTCGTTTGATACTTGAAATTCAGACATCATGTTCCTTCTTCCTATTAGACGATGTTATCTAAAATAGTGTAGACAACTCCAGTTGGAGACACTGCAACAAGTTTAGAGCCAGTAGTTCCAGCAATAATTTGAAGTCTTACTTGATTTGTAGGTGCAGCAGTTGTTCCAGTGGCTCTAGCAAAACGAATGCTTCCACCACCGTTAGCTTCACCCATTACAGAGTATGAATTTGTTGAAGTAAATGTTGGAGAAAAGAATCCTCCAGCAGTGTTGACGCTTGCTAACGCAGTTCCACCAGAGTTCTGCCATTCTTGCAAGTTAGCGGATTGAGAAACAGCACCTTGAATAATTAAACCAATAGTTCCAAGAGTAGGTGCAGTATGTTTTACAGAACCATCAGCAGCAACTATTTGTTGAGCAACACCAGAAGTTCCAAGATAGTTTAGAGCACCAGTATTTACATATAGAACTCCACCATTAACAGGTGTACCGTTAGGAATTGTTGATGCGTTAGCAATACCTAAAACAGCACTTCCACCACCTTGAATTGCAACGTTGCTTCCTACAGTAACGCCACGATTATTTGAGATAGTAATTGCAGTAATCGAATCACCACCACGAATAGTAGTTAAATTTATACCTTGTGAAGCAACAATTTGACCATTAGAGGCTATCGTTGTCAAAGCTGTTCCACCGCTGTTCTGCCATTCCTGCAATGAGCTTGTCTGAGATGCTGCACCTCTAATTACTGCTCCTGTGATTATTGGAGAACCAGTATTTACGCTTAAAATTGCATAACCTAAATCAGACGCTGAACCTGCCGATACTCTAGGAAAGTTTCCATAACCTAGAACAGAAACGCTCGCAATGGATGTTCCTGTGGAAGTTTGAAAATCCAAATAGCTCGCCACCGCTGTTGCAGATGCTCTACGCAAAGTTAGAGGTTTTACTGTGTCGCTTTCTGAAGCAATAATCTGACCGCCTGCAGTGAAAGTGTTTGCAGCGTTTAGGATAGCCCTGTTCGCTAGATCAGTGACTAGAGAAGTGACTTGTGATTGTGCTACTGTTCCTGAAATGTTTGCGACTGTTCCAGAAGTAAAATCTGAAACTTGACTTTTAGTTATGCTTCCGCTGATTGATACTGATGTGCCTGAGGTTGTCGCATAAACAGCTGTGCCTGATGTTGTCGCATATGTTGCAGTGCCTGAAGTTGTTGCATAAACGGCTGTTCCTGATTGTTGTGCTGTTGAGGCAGAGGTGACAGTTCCCGAAGTAAAGTCAGACACTTGAGATTTAGTTATTGAACCTGAGATAGATACGGCAGTTCCTGAAATAGTCGCATAAGTTGCTGTGCCTGATGTCAAGCTATAAACGGCTGTACCTGATTGTTGTGCTGTACCTGCCGAAGCAACAGTGCCCGAAGTGAAATCTGTTATCTGTGACTTAGTGAGGCTCAATGCTGACTGATTTATACCAATAACCGCTGAACCGCTAGAGCCTGAGTTTGTTATAGGTGCTGTAACGGCAACAACAGCGTTAACACCTGGTATGCCTTGAACACCTGCATTATCTAAAGTGATTAGAACTGTTGTCTCTGTTGTCGTTACGGTTGTTGTACTCATCTAGTCACATTTCCTATCACATTGAAAGCACCCTGCAAAATTCTTGTCACCTGACCGCTACCAGCAAATAACTCTAAATCGTATGCGAATGAACCTGAACTGATTGCAGCTGACTGAGCGTTACTAATGTTGACCAAAATAGTTCCTGCAGTGCCACCTAAAGTTATGCCTGAACCGTTAGACAAGTTCAACAAGTATGCTGTTGAATCGGCTGCCTCACGCACCTGCATCTTCGCAGTGTAACCTGTCCAATTCAACGCTGTACCGCCTTGAGTTACAGTGAACAGTTGATCGTAGTCTGCACCTTGATATGCGGTGATGTCATAGTCGCCTGGAGTTATCATGCAACAAATCCTTTACTAATCAAGTAAACAATAAACGAAGTAACAACGGCAGTAATCAACGAAGGCACCCAAGCATTCCTGTTGAGTTGCCTCTCAAGGTCTCTAATCCTGTTCTCATGATCTTTAGAAGCCTCAAGAATCTGAATACTCTGAATCTTCAAGATTTCAATGTCACGCACAATCTGCAACAGCAAACTCTGATTAGACGGTTGTTTCGGCTCAGTCATTAGGTCTCCTAAACCTCAAGTTTACTATGTCAACTAAAACGATAAACCAAGGTTCTCTAGAGAAGAGACTCGATAAGTGATGTGATGTCTCTCAGTGTCAATCTGACTATCAACACCGATAACCTCATAATACTTATCGACAACAGCACCAGTATTAGACGGTTTGAACAGCACTCTAACAACATCTCGCAGCTCTATCGCTAAAACTAAGTTTTGTTGTCCACTAGTCAAGGACTCCAAAGCAACAGTTATCTGCTCTGCACGATATTCAGGGTACTTATACGCATCTAAATATTTGCTTGCAATCTCTGCTGTACGAGTCAAAGAAGTAGTCAAATTATCTTGCTGACTATACTCCCTTAAACCATAACGACTAATCAACGCAGTGTCCGAAGCAGTAGAAACAGCGTTTATGCCAACAACCTGAATGCTGTTATACAAGTTCTCTCCACCGTAAACAACATTTAGATCAGTGAACGGTATAGCGGTACTACCAACAGAGCTTTGACTGTTGACATCAGCGAAATAGTTGATTACAGGAGCAGTAGCACTTGCAGCCGTGCTAGTTACCAAACCTGAATCGCTCGCCCACTGTAATTCACTCCAGCCCACATTGTTTACAGTCGAACCAGAAACATACGCAGTTGAAGGAGTAGAAGTAAAAGGATTATATGTGCCATCAAAATAACTGCCGATAACAGTGCCACGCTCAACCTGCCAGCCATTACCAATAAAGTTATATGCAACAGCAGTGCCAGGTGCAGAAACAGAAACCCTAAACCCTGCAACAGTGCCAGCACCAACATAAGAGGCTGTACCCTTCATTTGAGTCCACGCAGTGCTAGAAGCAGCACTCGCCACCATAGATTGAGAAACAAGAGAAGTCGCAGTGCTATCAAGCAAAGTAAAGTTTCCCGAAATACCTGCACCAGTCAAACCTTGACCTCTAAACCATGCAGAAAACACATACTTAGTCGCAGTACCGTCAGGATTGATTTTAGGTTGATTGACTTCCTGATAATAAAAGTCTCTAGTCGAAAGAGTCACTTCAGCAGTGTTCACTGTTCCGCCAGTGTAATAAGTTGCTGCAGTGCCAGGTTGCCAGCCGTAAATCCAGCCGTCACCTAAACCTGTACCGCCATCAAGCGAAGTAACGGTTGTATCTTGACTCAAAGAATTAGGGTATTTGATTAGGTTATTTCTAGTCGAGTTAGTCCAAGTCAAGTTAGCGAAACTACGATCCTCTAACTGCATTACAGCTGAAGCGTTACTGTAAAAGTCTGCAGGTTCACTTCGAGCAACATTCTGCAAATAAGCAAGCACGTTATCGCCTGCAGCGTGAACATCAGCACCAACAATAGTTTTACCTACAGCAACCCCAGAATATTCACTCGCACCAAAACCATAATAATTTAGAACCTTTTGAATCCTTGAACCTGTGTCCTGAACTATGCCCTCAGTTGAAGCATCAAAAGTGACATTATTTATTTTGAAAATTTCATCTAACGCCATGACTGTAGCCTTGCCATCAAGGCCTGCCTCATCAAAACTAAACTCCCAGCCCTGCACAAACCCAGTAAAAACTCTAATGCTATTACTTGAGACACGAATCTTGCCACCAGGCTGAACCATCGTGTAACCGCCAGCACCATACCAAAGAGGCGAGCTAGTGTTCAACGGATCAAACACTCGAGCATTATTAACAAAAGTGACTGACACACTACCTGCAGGATAATCATCCATAACACGAGTAATGCCTCGACTTATAGAAACGCTTTGAACATACTGTGTGACATCAACGAAACCGCTACTGCCAAAAGATAGTTCAACAACATAAGTAGGCAACGCCATTATCTGCCAGCTTTACCATTAGGGAAAGTAAAAGGCAAACTACCATTTGTTTTTAAATACCTACCTAAAGCATCGACAGTAGCCTTCGGGTCTGCACCCTGAACATTTATAGTCACATTATTTTGAGTAATGTTTCTTTTCGGACCAAGAACAAACGGATTATTAGGATCATAAGGTAAAGCCATGGCACCTGTAAACGCAGAATTGGCAAGATTGACTTTTAAACCTTTAGCAGCCAAACCTTTATCAACAGTGTCCTGTGCTAACTGCGTAGCTCCATAAGTCAAAGCCTGACTTCCAACAGCAGCAATAACCAAAGGATTAGTTGCTAAACCTGTCACAGGTGTAATACCAGGAGGAGGTGTACCATTCTTAATCAAAGTTATAGCAGTAACTAATGAAGCAATCGCATTGCCTGCTGAGGCAAGCATCAGAATGCCCTTCAACGCAAGCAACGCAGGCAACGCTTTTATAAGATTTCCTGCAACAACAGCAAAACCCTTCATCGCATTACCGTTACCAAACAAAGCAAAGAAATCTCTCACACTGCCGATAGTTTGCATAACAGCATCTTTAATATCTCTAAAAGTTTTGCCAGCCTCAGTTTTAGGGTTAGAAACATCATCAAGAAACTTACCAACCTGATCTATAGCACCGCCAGGCATCATCATCTTATTTATAAAGTCAGTGACAATTGGCAAAATAATTCCGCCAAGTTTTTCTTTCAAATCATCCATAGTTTGATTTAACTTGTCAAATGGCGTTGCTTGAGCTGCTGCAGTTCCTTCAACTATTTTCTTTAAATCGCCAAATAAATCTTTAGAACCTTTAAGTTTGGGAAATAATTTAGTCAATGCACCAGTCTGGCCGTTAAATGCTTTACCTATATCAGCCGCAACTTTTGCCAAAGGTTTTTGTGCAGTTGCACTAGCATCAACAGCAAGTTTCAAAAGTTCTTGTGACTTCTTCACGCTCCCTGTGTCACGAGCGAGCCGAGCCTGAGCAGGTCTAAGTTCATCATCAACAATACCCACCTGTTTAGAGAGAGTTTGAATAAACTTGTCGTTTGCTTTAGTCTGTGCAGTAGTCGCCTTAGCATTCTTAATCAACTGATTATTCAGCAACTGTGTTGACTTCTGATCCATAGAAGCAGCCTTAGCCGCATCCACCAAATCGCTTGTAATCGACTTCAAACTCAAACCAATACCAACAGCACCAAGAGTTTTAGTCAGCCCAGAAAAACCCCTCTTAGCCTTCTTCAAACCTGAATCGTCAAACTTAGATAAGAGCTTGATAATGACTGACATTAGTTCAACTTCCTGTTAACTTTGCGAGCATAACGCTCTAAAATCAATTTTACTTCCGCCTGAGCATCATCAATCCTGTCCTCAACATTCGGGTAAACAAAGTTATTGAGATTACGCTCTTTCAACACACGAATCATAGTTCTTCCCTGAGTTGTAACCCTATGTTGCCTTATACCACCCTTATAGGCATACTCGCTAGTTATTCTCTTAGCTTTACGCATAGAACCTTTACCAGCGACATCAGCAATAGCAGTCATAGGCGAGTTCACCCAAACAGAAACAAGCGGTGTGATAGATCTAGAAGTTGAGCGACCTGAACGAAACTTTGTAGTCACACTCTTAGCAGGCTTACCTGCACCCCACGCTAAACGACCTGTAGGGTTAGCAGTTTTACTCATACCCGATAGAGGTGCAGTAACAGGAATGCTTTGTTTGATAACAGTGACAATCGGTTTAGCAACATCTTTAGCATCCTTAACTAAAGCCTTACGCATACCAGGTTGCAGATGGTCAAGCTCACGAAGTAAACCCTTGACATCATAAACAACAGACTCAGCCATTTTCACTCCGCTGACTTTGCAACGCAAACAACATAGTGTTTATCATCCGATCACTTTCCTGCATCAAAACTGACGGTGCAATCCCAGTCGCAACAGCAAGATTAGCAATCAGCCAATGATAAGAGTCAACACCAAGGCTGCTTATTCTTTTGGGTCAACAACCTCAACTTTAGCGACAAGCTCAATCCAATCATCGAAAGTCTCACCAGTTTTCTTTAGCCTTACAACCGCAAGCCATGCAAGATAAAGAAGGTGAGTAACTTTCTCTAGTTTGTCTATCCCAAGATTGAAATGTGTTTCCCATTTCACGATGTCGCCTGCACTAGACAACACTTCAACAACCTGACCGTCAGATAACTCAATGCGTAGTGTGAGTTGATTCATCGTTTAGACAGTTCCCCTAGACACGGTTCCTGATGTTGGAAGCGTAATGCTTAGCGTGGCCAAGTCACCAATCTGACCTGAAACAGGTGTGTAATCTGTCACAACAACAACAGCCGTATAGGAAGGATTTGATGTGCTGATGGCACTTGAAGTTGGTCGAATTGCTACAGTCGCATTTGTACCAAGCAAAGGCCAAAGAGTTGCATCAACTGCCGAGGCAGCATAATCCTGATTGAACTGAAGGGTAAGTGAACCCTCTTTCAAACCTGCAACACGAGTAACCCAAGTGCTACCAAAAGCAGTAGTAGTCACATCGTTAGCAGAAGCCTTTAGTTCTACCTGTGTCAGGTAAGGGTTTAGAGCAGTAGATCCATTGATTGAAACTAGAAAGTCTGTTGCGACAAAGATAGCCATATATTTTCCTTAGCTTGCGTAAACTTGAACCGAAAACTCGGCACTAAAATAGTCTATTCCATTGACAGACACGGCACCGATATTAGATAGTTCAGGCACAAACACATCAAACGCTTTACCGCCCAAAGTTTTGTCAACCTCAATCGCATACTTGACTGAACCTGCACCTGGTGCAACTAAAACATCTAGAGCCTTCTGTGCTGTACGCTCTGAAACACGACCTACAACAACAGTGACCTGAAATGTGTAGAGCGACATTGAACGCTGATTCTGCTGATTGTATTGAACCTTGCTAAGGCCTATCATCGCCATAGGAGGGTTCACAACATCAGGCAAAGTCTCAACAACACGCAAACCCCTAATAGTTTTCAGGTTAGTTGCAAGGCCTGCACGAAGTTCACTGATAGAACTCACTTATGCACCAGTTCTCAAAAGTCTGAACGGATTTATTAGCTGTGCCACATCACCATCAATGTTGCTGCCTACACGCATGATTCCGATATCGCTAACACCTGCAACACCAAGAGGCGACTCTAAACGCTTGAACAGGCGTGAGGCCTGAATGATACAAGCAAACTTGACAGGCTCAGGCACCGAAGGCCAACCAAAAGTTCCAGTCACCTGAATAAGGTTAGATTCCTGCCATGTCGGAAAGAAATAGTTATAAACAGCAATCAGCTGATTTATGGGTTGATAGGCACCGTTAGCTAAAGTGTTTGCTGGAATAGTCTGAAAGTCTGTGCTAGTCCAAGTTTGATTATAAACAATGGGACTACTTTGAGCAGTCCTTAAAGTCGTAATAGTTTGACAGTCATCGATCCAACAGTTATACGCATCATTAGCTTTGTAATAGCGAACCTCATCAGGCTGACCAGAATAAAAGTAGCGGTTACAGTATTGGTCAATCATGCGAGAGGCAGCGTTTATGCTGTTCTCAATCAGAGCATCATCAATAGTGTCAGTAATTCGCAGGCTCGCCTTGACATCTGCAAGAGTGCAATATCCATTAGTTACAGCCAAAATAAACTCCTAAAGTCAATCTCTAGTTTACCTTGACAGCCTAGATAAGTTTTTGAGTCCAAGTCTTAGGTGTCAAATCTGAAACAATCTCAATCGGCAGGTGATACTCAAACTCTTTGACTCGAGGTCTAATCCACTCCACCAAATCACGCAACCCCTGATCTAAACTCACAGAAGTTTCATAACCCAAAAGTTCTCTAGCCTTATCTGAGCTACATAAAGCGACAGCAACTTCTTGAGGTCTGCCAGGCATAAAGATAGGGTTAAGTTCAAACCCAATAATGTCTGCAAGTCTTTGAGCGAGTTCAAGAATCGTTATAGGTGACTCATCAGGGCCAACATTGATAACCTCACCCACAGCTCTATCTGACTCACACGCAACCATAATTGGTGCAATAACATCTTGAATAAAACTGAAACACCTTTGCTGCATACCATTGCCGTAAATTATCGGCTGCTTACCTTGCAACATCCTGTTCACCATAATGCTGGCAACATTCCTGAAAGGGTCATCAAACTTCTGTCGCTCCCCAACAATGTTGTGAGGCACAAGAATAACTAAATCAATGTCATGCACCTTCGCAAGATTCTGCAACAACTTCTCGGCAGACAATTTTGCTATACCGTACGGATCTTGAGGTTGCGGTTCAAGAGTCTCATCAAACACATCACCCCAATTATCGCCATAACGAGCCATAGAGGACATATAAACAAACTTTGGCACCTTAGCCTTGATACTCGCTGTCATAGCGTTCACGCTTATCTGAACAGTGTTACGAACCACAAGAGACGGACTGAACACACTCAAACCCTCATAAGCGGTACAAGCAGCATGAATAACCAAATCTGCATCCTTGAAAATTGGTGTGATAGCCTGCAAATCATCCAAATCAACCTGATAGAAATGCACACCGTCAGGAACATTCTCGACATTCCCACCCATTAGATTATCTATGCCACGAACCTTCCAGCCCTTAGCCAAATAAGCGTCAGCAAGATGCGAACCTAGAAACCCTGCAACACCAGTGATAACAACTAATCCCAAGAGTTAATCCTTCTAATCTGCAAATCCCAGCGACCTTCACTGAAATCATTAGACTCAATTTTCTTATCAAAATAGTTACGGTTTTTTCGGAAAGTAACCTCATTACGCAAACTCAACTTCACATCACTATTGATTGTCGAAGAATTGTCATGCCGAAGTTGCAACGGCAATAGATCTACACGCAGTCCTGCACGATTCATTCTTCGCTGAAAATCGTTATCCTCAAAATAGATAGGATGCAAACCTTCATCAAACAATCCAATCGACTTTACAACCTCTTCACCAACAGCAAAAGTCTGATAGTGAGGGAACTTACTGCATAGGGTTAGAGCATCAGTTTTAGCGGTTTTCAATAGCTCTAAATCGCCAGGTGCAAATACGCAGTCAGCCGAAGTAAAAAACCAGCGTGACTCAAACGGCAGCATCTTTATACCTAAGTTCCATGAACTTGCAACACCCAAGTTACTAGGCAACTCTAACCAATGAACATAGATTGACTCATTATCGTGATAAAAATCATCTTGTATTTGACCTGAATTGTTGATCACATAAACTGTCGCATTTACATCAATGCTTTCAAGCATGCGTTTTAACAAATCAAACCTGTTCAAAACAGGCACAATCAAAATCACTTTTCAGACAGTTTCTTGATAAGCGGCCTCCAAGACTCCTTGTAAACCTTATCCGCATCATACTCACGAGCAAAAGCAATAGTGTCAGGGAACTCACGCCTACCACGCTGATACGCCTGCTCCAAAGAATCAGCAATCGCCTGAACATTAGGAATATTAAACCAAGTGCTCTGACCTGCATCCCAAAACGGTTGCCCATTCACCAAGAACGAATCAGGCCCTGCAAGCTCTGCACTCGCAGCAAAATTAGAAGTCACAATCGGCACACCGCAACTTTGTGCCTCAATCTGACCAATACCAAAGCCCTCACCATAACTGCAAAACAAACCCACATCCCAAGCAGAATAGATTGCAGCCAAAGTCTCCTGAGATATTCCATAACTGTAAGCAACAGGGTCAACCATCATCACCTTGCTAGACGGCACACCACACGCCTCCAAAATGTTTAGCAACATGAAACCAGACTGCTTACCATAAGGTTCAGTGTGCAAATACAACATCACATCATCATGCTTCCTAGCGAAAATAGCGAAAGCAAGAAAATTCTCTGCAACAGCCTTACGGTGAATAAACCCTCCAGCCTTATTAGCAAAATTCATTCCAACAACAAACTTGTCATCACCACCAACAAACTGCCTACCCGAAATGCCCTCAGGAAGCATCTCAGTCGGCTTAAAAATGTTTGTGTCAATAGCGTGAGGAATATACTCTGACTCAACGCCAGCCTGCTCAATCATCGCCTTACCAAACTTGCTCATCGCAATCGGAGTCACATTAGGTTTCTTCAACCAATCCATAACCTTATGAGGTGCAGGCTCATGATCTATCGGAACCCAAGAAGCAATCGGGATAGAGTCCAAAGCAGGATTATCTATCACCCAAACATCATAAAGAGTTATCATCCATGCAGGCAAATCAGCGTTCTCTGCCTTCCAATGAGCATGATGCAACGGCATAACATCAGTACTATATTGAGTCATCCCTCGGCTGTAGTGAGGAATCAAACCCGAACCAGTCTCAATCAAACTGTTCACGCCCTCACCGCCATAGTTTGACATCATCGCAACCTTATGGCCATCCTTCACAAGCCTCTGAATGACCTGCTTAGACTGTGTGCCGTAACCTGTCGGCTGATTTAGAGAATTGCTATACCAAGAAATACACGCTTTATTCATGATGTCAGCCTAATAGAAAACACCCCCCAAATCTGTCCTACGCAACAGAAATGGGAGGTGAAATCTAAACAACCTAGAAACTAGGCTGTACCACCACGGAACAGTTTGATGTTGGCCTTTTGAATCAAAGCACCATCAAGTCTCCAAGTTGCTCTCCAAGTCGCCAAGTCGTTTCCGAAGGCGAAGTCGTCTGACCTGTCCACCTGGAGTCCGCCAGCGTTCCTAATATATAAACTTCGCAAATCTCCAACGGCAAGAGACTTAGCGTTTACAGCAGGAGAAGGCATTGCAGGTGTTTCGATAACAGGCACACCTAGAACTAGGTCACGCCTGTCAAGTCCTACACCAACATCGAAGAAGTAACGACCATATGAATCCTTCAACTTACGAAGAGCTGCAATAGAAGTGCTGTTTGCAAGCATTGCGAAAGAAGGAAGGTTACGGAGAGAACCGTCAAGGCTGTACACCAAATCAATTACGTTATCTGCGGTGAATGCACCCGAGACAGATGCTGTACCAGTGACGGCAGTCTGAGCACCAGAAATTCCTAGAAGACCTGCAGGCTCAACAGTACCAGTTCCGTTAATCAACTTGTCACCGATACCCTGACCGAAAGCGTTACCGAACTGATTTGCAAGGAATTCGATAATTGGAACGCCAGCATCAAGAATCAATTCTCTCGATAGTTGAGCGATTGCTCCAAATTTATAGGATTGAAGCGTCACGAAACTATTGAATGTCGGCTCTGAAGTACCAATTGCAGATCCTTGATTAAATATTGTCGCACCAGTGTATGTTGCCTGATTAGGAATCTGTAGGCTCTCACCAGAAGAAGTGTTGATTACAGTTGCATAGTCAAGCAATGGGTTTACGAGACGAGCAACCTGCACGATGGTGGAATAAAAGGAAGTAGGCACAGGCGAGCCCGTACTAGAGCCAGTTATAGCTCTCTGCTCTGCCTTGAATTCGTGTCCACGAATCTCACCAAGAACCATCTTACGAAGGATGTCATTTTCGTTATCTGACACATTTGCACCAGCAAAGTTCATTGCTGCAGACTGAACAACTTCAGCAGTTTTCGATTCACGCTGCTCTAGTTCAATTAGTTCATTTCTCTTGTTGATGTCAGCAGTTAGAGAAGCATACTTAGCCTCATCTTCACCTGACCAAACACCGCCACGAGCTTCAACTGAATCAATCAGTTCCTTAGCTTCGTGCCATGCTTTAGCCTTAGCATCAACCTGTTTTGCGATAAATTCGCTCATAGTTGTGTTCCTTTCAAGAACATAAATGTTATAGGGGATTTGTTTGGCTCAGAGATCTACTCACATAACCTGCCAAGGGATATACGCACCTGACATAAATAGTCTATACAACATGTTTATACACGATAAAAGAAAACCCCTCGACTGAAGGACAAACAAAAGTCAAGGGGAAAGAATTAGTTTTCTTTTTTAACCTACGAGAGGAGTAGGGTATGTTTATTATACCCTCTGCATCAGCAAGTCGAGCTGCTTCTTCTTCAAATCCAACAACGCTTGAGGATTAGAAACAGCAGGGTCTTTCTTCAAAACCTTGCCAAGAGTGTCAGTCAACAATTCGCCTTGCTCTTCAGTCAACTCATCGCCTGACTCAAGTGCAAGCAAAGCATCAGTCAATTCTTCTGCAGAAACATTACGCATCTCAGCCAACTGTTGAATCTTGTTTCGCAATTCAGTCATAGCTCTAACACTAGCCGTTCCCTGTGTTGCAGTATAGGCAGGAAAAGCGACAACGCTTGCCTCGAAAATGTTTACACGCTTCAAGATACGCTGATCTGCTGAAGGCCATTCATCGCCACCTGCAGGAACACGGAAACCAAAACTAAAAGCGTTCACATCCCCTCTTTTGATGAGCGTGGCCAAATCACGGCCAGCCTGAGTGTCAGGGAGCTTCGCCTCAATCAACAAACCATGAGAATCTTCAACCATAGTCATAGTGCCTGCACGAGTGCTTCCTAAAACTGTTCCAGTGTCATGATTCCAAAGCAGTTTCACATCATTACGAGAATCTAGTGAAGCCTTGAATGCTCCAGGTGCAATAGTCTCAATGAACGGCAACGGCTGTGAAGGTGAATTGAATACTGCAGCATAACCTCGCAAAGTCATGCCATTTCCCTGTTCACGAATTTCCAAGTCACGAACTACTTGCCTACGCTCAATGCCTTTAGGTAAACGCTCGCCACGCTTAGACAACTCTGCAACCTGCATTGGGTCAATGAAACGAACACTATCCATCGTCATGTCAGGCATGTTCATGTCAGGCATCTCATCTGTCGGCTGACTAGGATTGTGAATTTCTCCTACCTCTTCAATGTCAGTCGCATAAGCATTACGCAAATCATCACCAATAATTGTGCCTAACTGCCAATGCCACTTCGAGAACCTATCCTGCAAATCTGCAAGGAAATTATAGATACCCTGCTGATTCAGATCGTCAGCACAGTCAAGAGTGTCAACAATCTCTTTCAACAAAATCTCGTTAGCCTTATACACAGCCAAAGATAACTGCACAGGGTCACCACCAACAAAAGTCGCATCAATCTCAGTCTCAGCAACAAACTGAGGCAACATAAACTTTGCATCAACATCAAGTTTGCGAATGTTCTCCGCAGTCTGATCTATAGCAAGCTCATAGTCCTCATAAATCTTTTGAAAAAACTTGTGATACTGACTAAACAAAACACCTTTAACATTCCAGTGAGCACCATGAGCCAAAAACTTTGCAGACACCAAGTTAGACATTAGGTAACATAGCTCTTCAGCCAAATATTCTTTAGTCGGCTCCAACGCTTCAACAGCAACAGGCTCAACTTCTTCACCATAAACATCACGAACAGCAGTCTTGTAATTTATTGTCTTAGGGTCATACACTTCCTGAACACCAGCCTTCTTATATGCTGCTCTCGCCTGAGGGTCATTATCGACAGCGAAACGAACATCCTCACCATTACTAATCAACTCGGCAGCCACACTACCCTTCCAATCGTTAGTCCCTGCAGGAGGAATCTGTGAAGGTCGCATAATAAGTTCACGATACTGAACACCAAACTCATCAAGCTGGTCGATAGTGTCAGCCCTTTGAGCCTCATCTCTACCAGTGACAACATAAAGTTTCACATTCTGGTGATCTAGCCAATCAAAATAGTCCTGATGCAATGCACCATTTACAATCAAAGTGTCATCAAGGTCAGTAATGCCAACCTGTGCAACAACATCACGCTTCGCCATATTCTTATCCATTCCGTTTACCCAACTCTGACCTGCATCTCCACCCCAAGCATCCCAAGCAACTCTGCCTGCACTTGGGAAACCATCTTCCCCACTATTGAAACCTGTAGCCTGCTTATCAACCTCATGGCGAGCAAAATAAGAAATCATACGGTTCACAACATCAGCAGAGATATCTTTACCCGAAGCAAG